CAGACTGCGGTGTAGGCATCTGAGCTAAATACTGTGCACGGATTTCAGATTCTTTCTGCTTATCCCTCTCTGCCATGAACTTAGAGATGTTCCCAGTAACGACATCCATATTTCCCTCATACTCTGCCGTTGCTGTTGCCTTTGCCATTTCGGTAGGCATACCCATACCTAAGTAACGCTCCGATGATTCTGTTACCGACTTAAACTTTTCCAGTTCCTTAACATAGGCATCTCTCTGTGCCGCCTGCTCTGCCTTTGCTTCCGCTTCCTGTTCCTCGGCTGTCTGCTTAGCTCTGAGCTGCTTTCTCAGATTGCCCTCGGATGTGCATAACTTGTCATTGTCAGACTTTAACTTGGCATTATTGGCCTTTTCCTGTGCAAGCTGCGCCATAAGGCTTTCAACTGTAAGTTCATTTCCGTTGTTGTTATCCTCTGGCTTGGTTGTCTGAGACTGCTGTTGTGTGCCGGAAACCTGAGTAGTAGGCTGTTTCTGCGGTTCTGTCTGAGACTGTTGCTGTGTCTGGTTCTGAGTTGCTGTACTGTTTACATCTGCCATAATTGACCTCCTGCGTTTGAACGGTTCTCTCCGTATAAATTTCTGCGTTTTTTTACTTGCGTCTCTGCAAGACAATAGTTGTATGCGTTTGGTAAGGATTTTCTCTAACCCGTTATGTGATAGGGATTTCTCCCTGAATAACCGAAAAAATGAGCCGGACACGATTTATCATCACATCCGGCTCACTGGCTCTAACTGTATGAAGTTAGTTTTTCTTTGCTGCCTTTTTGGCAGTTGTTTTCTTGGTAGCAGTTTTCTTTGCTGTGGACTTCTTTGCTGCCGCTTTCTTATCGGCAGTTTTCTTGGCAGTATCTTTCTTTGAAACGGATTTCTTTGAAGCTACTTTCTTCTTATCGTCCATCTTTTTCTTGTCCGCTGCTGTCTTTTTTGCAGTTGCCATTGGTTTTCTACCTCCTGATTTATAATTCTACGCACCGGCAGTTGATTATCTCATCTATCGGTGCGCCCATGCTATCATCGAGGGGGAACATCATTTTGTACCCGTTGATGATAAAAGGCTCGTTAATAGGAACTGTTTGGCTGTCCGCCTCCCAGTGGCTAACCCGGACACGTTCATCCCTCATGCTTACCCATGTATGGGTGGTCTGTTTCTTATCCACGAGGTTCTGATGATTTATCCAGTTATATATCCAGTTTGTCTCATTCAGGGCGATCTCCGTGGCTCTAACCTCCGAGAACATCCTTTTTACACTTTTTGGAACATCCTCTTCTTTCATCATGCCGCCGGTCATGCGAGACATTTTATAATCATCGTTGCCGTTGGCATTTGCCACTGCCCTCTCTGTGGCTTCCTGAATATACTTTGAAAATCTGTATGCCTTTTCCCTTACTTCTGTTTCGTACTGATATTCCGGCATCATGGCAAAATAGAGATCCATGAGTTCATTTTCGTAATCAGCACTCGTCTTTTCGTAAAGGAAAATGCCGGAAATAAGATTGAGGAACTGTGCTGCAAAAAAGTCTACAAGTGCATTTATAAACTCCTTGGCGGTTTTCTTCCGGCGGAGCTTATCGTCTTTGAGAATGTTCATTTCGTCAAAGTATTCAACCGGATTATACATAGTTCACACCGCCTATTCTTCTACCATTGCAGTCTTACTTGGCTGCTTAGACTCCTCTGTCTTATCTTTTTCCGTGTTGTTCTCCCCACCGTTCCCCTCTTCATCCTTGTATGCGTTAGGGTTCGGTTGCTGTGTCTTTTCCTCCTTGGAGGCAAGTTTTTTCTGTATGCCATCAATAATAGGCTTACTGTCAACCCATGCCTGTTGTGGATCTGTGAACAATCCAACAGTGTTGAATGATGTAAGACCGTCTACTCCGGCATTAAGCAATGCCACGAGTGAATTGGTCTTAGACACCAAATCATAGGTTTTTGTACGGCAGAAACGGATTTCAACATCTGCTGTCTCTATATCTTTCAGGCCGTCATACGGTCTCTGATCTGTCTTAATGATTTCGATTGCCAAATCAATGAGCTGCATTTCCGGCTCAGTGAATAACTGCTCAACCGTCTTTGCGGAAATCTCCAAACACTGCCATCCATTGGATAGCTGCATTGCTCCTGTGGTAGAGCCGCCGCTTGCTTCCTGCCATGACGGAGTAGAAGTAATCTGCTCCAACTGGGAATTGAGATGATCCACAAGTTTCTGTACCTCACTCTCGTTCAATGTCTGATTGAGGTAAGTGATCTTTGCCTCCTTGCCGTCCCCGGTACTCTTTGTCATAATGACTCCATCGCCGTCTACGAGGTTTTTCTTGCCCTCTTCATTTACCTGGCAGTTGTGCATCCAGAGTAAGCTCTGAACGTGTTGCAGAATATCATTGATACGGTCAGAATCCACAAGATTCATTGCATCCATCAGTGGGATAACCTTTTCAAAAATACCCATGCGGTCATTCAGATAAAATTCAACGACCGGTATTCTTCGGAGTGGGTTTGGCGCGATATTCTCTTTCAAACGATAGTCTGTCGTGTTCAACTCATGCTCAATGGTATAGCAGAAATTCTTTGAGTATGCCGTAAGAGTAATTGTTCCATCATCGTGTACGGAATAGGTGCATCCAAGCATCGGTTCTCTATATGCGTCATTTGAGTACACCACAAAGGTTGTAAGTGGGCTTGGAACCAATAGTTCAAATGGAGAATATCTGCTCTTATTTCTGTTCGGCAGCATCATCTGGTAGCCGACACCGCAGATAAACAGGTTTCTTCCAAGGGCAATATCTTTTGCCGCTTTGCTCTGCTCCTGCATCATTTTATTGAGCATGGCGATCTTCAAATCGTCAATATTCTCTCCATCGTCCTCATCCTTTTTCTTCAAAAATCCGAATAAGGCTTTCTTCTGTTTCTTTGTAGGTTCTATTTTTGCTCTCTGTACGAAAGTGATCGGGTTGGAAAAACAATACCCCAGATGCACGTCCACAATCTTTGAAGCATTGTTTTCTACGACTGTGGCATTGAGATCCGGCCTGATTTTCTTTTCACGGTTAAGAATTGGCTGATTGCCTTTCTCATACTCAAAAAGAAAAACTTCCTGCGCCACATTCTCCTGATGTTCCATAAACGCCTTGGAGACAACCGATATGATATTGTCTTTCGTAATCTCCCTCTCATCGGTCATTAACATTCGTCTACCGAGAGTCGGACGGTTGCTTGCGTACATGAAGTTTCCCCTTTCCGAATAAAACAAAAAGAACCGATCAAGTCTACTTGTGACTTAACCGGCTCAAAGGCTCTTTGCTTAATTCTATTTTTATTACTTCCTTACATCCACGGCAGTTTATAAAAATCGTGCCGGATGCTCCGGGTGCTTTCTTGAGAAGAAGTTTTTCACGGTTTGCCCGTGCCTTACATACAGGGCAGTATACGTTTTCCGTTTCCAACATAGCTGCTCCTTTATGTATGTGGATAGTTGCGTGGATGGGATTTGAACCCACGACCATCTGATTAAAAGTCAGATGCGCTACCGAACTGCGCCACCACACATTACTGGGCGGCTCGCCACCGCCCTATCCTACAATAATGGAGGAACCCATGGCCTCTCGAAAGAGGCAAGAGCCAAGAGTGGGAATCGAACCCACAACCTTTTGATTACAAATCAAATGCTCTGCCAGTTGAGCTATCCGGGCTTACCAATATGGAGTAGCGTTCACTACTCCATATCAAGAAAGGGATAATCCACCAACGTCTATACCAAGACACAATCATTTTAACAAAAAAGGAATGATAACGCATTAAAATATCGGTGTAGCCGATATTCAACGTAGTCATTCCTTTTCAAATGATATAATTGAAAGTTAAATGATGTAATTGAGTTCGTTATTCTCCGCGCTTTGGTTCGTAGTCTATGCAACAATCATCCCATGATGTAACTGCTCCGTAACAATCACTTTCCTCATTGGCGCATATCCAATCCATTGTCCCGTTGAAATTCTCATGCCATGTGCATGACCCGCAATTTTCACTACATCCCATTCTGCATCTCCATCAATCTCTGTGCCTCTTCCGGGCTACATACAGTCACTCCGGTTTCTTCCTCACATTTTTTAACCATGCCAGCTCCGTCTCCGGCGTAATTCTCCCAAATATGTTGAGATTCCACGAATATATCATTGATGCGTTTATACCCAAAGCCATGTGTGCGGTGCAATGCAATGGCGATAGCTGCATATATCTGTGGAACCATCTGATCTGCTGCGGTAGCAACATTCTGTGAGCGGTTTCTTCTGGCAATTTCATTCAGAGAATTTATCAATTTATTATTCTTCCCCATTATCCATATCCTCCAAAATCTGCTCTGTATCAAGCAGTTCTGCAATATCATAGGCGCAGCACGCAGGTTCTATTGGTTCTCCGCCGTAGCATACCATACCGTGGCTGCAATCTTCTGAAAGTGTGCAGTAATGACAGTAATCATCCCCATCGTGTTCGCTTATCCATTTATTGATTTTTTCCTCTTCTGTCATTTCTTTTTCATCCCTCTGATAGTATGCTTTTTACGGTTTCCCACAAATCTACCGCCGCCCTTTGGATTTCCATAGATAAATGCCGCCATATTCCCGCCGGACGGTTTCTGCGTGGTCGGTTTGAAATCTGTCTGTGTGTTTTCCTCCATAGGACGTAATGATGGCGTTTCGGGTTTATACTGAGGTCTCCACACCATGACAATCTTATTCTCTTTAGGATCGACAAATCCAATCCCATTTTCAAAGATAGTAAGATTAAGTCCATGCCGGATGCAAGCCTCTTCGATTTCTTTCTGTACCTCAACTGCTTTTTTCTGTGCTTCTGTCATACCATTTTCTCCTTTCAACGTACAGTTCTCCCAAGTCTATAAATATTTTCATCATTGATGATCGTAAATGCTGTGGAATCTTTGATTAAACAGCTATCCGGCGATACGGCTTCGCACTCAAAATCTTTAAATGCCTGTTTCTGGTACGAATATATTCTGATATTCCCATCAATAGGTATTGAGATATTGGAGTTATAAAAACATACATTGCCAAGCCTACATTGATATTTAATACGATCCTCGCTATACGCTACTCCATGTTCATTGCACACAAAGGTAAAAAACTGTCCGGCTCCGTTCTCTAATACAATAAGCCATCCTCCGGTTACTTTATCCCTGTGGATTCCATAATTGTTCACAGTGTCAGTGTATGGTATCTCAATATTTTTTCCATCCAGATTCACAATGAGATTGTCTGCAAATCTACTCACGACACACGAATGTCCCTCAGATACCGCAAAGTAACTCTCATACCCACATTTTGTAATCGTCCGTATTCCGTTGCCTGATTTTGTGATCTGAACGGAAGTTAATGTATTGGCCGGACTTATGAAGTATACTGAATCTCCTGCCGCATAAATCGGGCTCTTGTATTTCTTATCAAACACATATTCTCTATCCGTGGTAAACCAGAACGCTCTATCATCCGCTTTTATTACAATATTCTCTGTTCCAACCTCTGCAAAATGATATTTAATTCCGCTTTCGTATGCGAATTTATTCCCATTCTTAACTTCCACTACTTCTCCGGCATTATTGATATAACACTGCTCATTTAGAACAATTTTTACATCGTTTCCTTTGAGCATCGTGATAAGTGTAAGTCCTCCTGTTACTCCTTGTGATACCGGCTTAGTAAGAACATTTGCATTATTATCACATAGCGGGCAACGAGCATATTTGCCATAATAAAACTCCTGGTGTACATCGCAGAATTTAAGGTGCTTTGCCATGTGTTTTAATTCATCCCCCATAGATCGGCTCTTATTCTCAAAAATCTTTTTCAGAGAATCAACCAGATAAGGAGATAAGTTTTTCCACGGTTTAATCGTTCTTGGTATTTTTACTTTTGGATTGTCTATTACGCATATTCCTCGTTTCATACGTTCTACAATATCCATATCTGGTGTCACAGTCCCACCATGCGGATGAATCCTTGTAAGGGTTTTCCAAATCAAAATCGCCTCTGCGTATGTGTCTGTTTCCTCTGAAAAATCATTTCCTTTCATCAATGGATCTTTGAATAAGTCCATGCAAACTTCGCATTTTTCATCTTCCACGCTCCAACTATCGCAATCTATAAAGTACACATTTCCAGTTTTGTCAAAGAGGATGTTCTGATCGTTCAGATCCCCAATACACACTCCGGCGGAATGTATATCTCTCACGGTGTCCTGTATCTTTACGAGTATTTCCAAAATATCTTTCGTGTTTATCCCATTCGCTTTCAGATATTTTTTACTTGTGAGAACTCTTACTTCCTCTCCTACGGCTTTTGGCATAATGTAACCAATAAACTTATTGTTATTGTCATACACTGCCGTAATCGGTTTAATAGCCTCCTTTGGCAGCGGTTTGTCAATGAGCATGGCAACTTTCTTTTCCTTGGCTGCAATATCAACACATGGTTTGTAAATTTTCAGAATATCGTTGCCAAACTCATAGATATATCCCTCGCCTCCCTCTGTTATGGGGGTAAGCTGTCTTATCTTTTCTTTTCCTATCCTCGTTAGTGCCATTTTCATAATGCCCTCCTACAATACGATTGTTGTATCATCCTGGAATACTCTCTGATGTTTGTTTATAAACCTCTTTACCCTTACTTCCTTACCGCTCTGCAGGGCTTCCGTAAATTCTTTCTTAAATTGTGCATCTTTCATGGCGAATCGTATTCCGTCAGACGCCACACCAATATTCCTGTATTCGTCTTTTGGAAAAGCCTTTGTGGAAAAAATGACACCATCTTTGTACTGTTTGAGCATATCCTTATCCACATAATTATAGGCAAAGTATTTCGGGTATTCTCCGTCAGATAGTTCTTCAAACTCAATCGTTCCGTCCAGACGTTCTTTCACGATAAAACCATCTCCGCAGTAATCTACCATGAAATGTGTCTCATTTTCAGTAACCATAAGGATCGTAAAACAAAGGAAATCTCTGATTGAGCCGGAAGTCTGCCCAAATAGACCAAGTATCTCTCCAAAAGCGGCTGCGGCAGTATATACACTACATTCATGTATAATTCTGCTGTCATTTTTCAAAAGATGGCAAAACGCTTTTGCTCCAACTTCCGAATGTTTCCCCTCCGAACAGCCATCGCAAACAACTTTCATCCCATCAAATTCAATTCCGTAGTCCTGGCAATTCGTACCGTAGTCGATATGTTGCTGACCGATTTTATTTATAACCATTGTATTTCCTCCCACAAAAAAGAACGGCAACCCCTTTTAGGATCGCCGTTCTACTCTCATTTTTTATACGTCAAAAAAATCATCCTGTTTCGATACGGCACTCTTGGAGTTTTCAATCACTGATTTTGATAAGCAGTTGAAAGCTCTTCTGAGTTCTGATGCAGAACTGCTTACATCGAGGATATTCTTGAATCCAAGGTCTTTCGCCTCCTGTGTTGCCTGTCCTCCGAAACTGATAAATGCAGTAACGATTTCTTCCACGTTCAGATACTCTACCGCTTTCTTTGCCTTTGCAAACCCTCCCGGCTGAGAAGAGTTATCCATCCCATCTCCGAAAATTGCAAACACGGCCTTTACTCTCATTCCCTCATTTTTGAGGAAGTCTCTGTATTCTTTCAACTTCTCAGTTCCATCAATGATCGTATCGTACATAGCTGTGCATCCATCGGTGCTATACGAAGTGTCAAACTCTGTAATGCGCTTATAGCCTCCTACGGTTGCACTGTCGGAGAAGTCTGCTCTTGCAACCAGAATCTCATCACATTCCTTGGAATTGATAAGTGCATCTTTGAAATCCGAAAGAGCTTTTACCATATCTCTTTCATACATTCCCATAGAACCAGACTTGTCGATTCCGACAAAAATTAAATTGATGTTCTCACTGTCGATTTCATCAATGGAGGTATTTGTGATCTCAACCTCATCTAATCCGTCAATTACCTGTTCTGTTTCATTCATACCGGCTACCTCCTACAAAATATCATCTGTGCTTTTCACGATGTTTACATGGTACGTTTTCTTAAAATCATCAAAGGTCTGCTCAGTAACATCCTCAAACCCAGGAATGGAGGACATACAATCTTCCAGGATATAGATTTTCTGAGTGATCTCTGGGCGATTAGCGTAATGTTCGAGAATCTGTTTAATGCTTTCCAATACGCAATGGCTCTTTGCCTCTCCTGCAATAATGATCTTGTCGTAATTTTCCAGTTTGTTCAGGAAGTCGATATTGATGTAGTTCTTTGTATCATACTCAGGTTTGATAATTCCGTACATTTCGCTGAGTGGGTCCTGTCCTTTTACAAGACGCTGCGTAACGGCTTTCTTTGCAACAGAGTGAAAATAAATCATGTTGGCAAACTGATTTTCAAATGCAGCACCAGATGTACCCTGTAAACAGTGGTAAGACCATACGCATAAGGTTTTCTTTCCGTCTTTTTCCAGATGTTCTACATAGTCACGGCTCTGGCGAGGGTAGATAACAGCTCTGTACTTTCCAGAATCAAGGTCTGCCAGCGTAATCGGTGTGTAAGGAGCCGGATTGTTGCCATTTTCATCAATCCACCAGCACGGATGGAAAATCTGATGTGGTGTGTGGGTATCAATAGATACCGCAATGTTTGTAATTTTATCCATGTTGTTATAGATAAACTGTGTCATTCTCTCCACATCGCCGTGTGCTCCGGGAACTCCGAGTGCTCCATTATCCATGAAGTCCTGCTGCACATCAATTCCGAGAAACAATACTCTCTCTTTGTTCTGTGCTGCCGGTGTAAGCTGCTCATCGTTTGCCTTTCTCAAAATCTCATTTAGAGAAATCGGATTTGTCTGTGAACCAATACTTGCGATGTTCACAATTTCATTGTAGGGTGTTTTCATTGGTGGTTATCTCCTTTTATATTTTATTTGACTGGAGCTATTTGCCCCGGTCAGTATTTACTCTATTCGACTGTGATGCAATCATATCTCTTAGAATTGATTGTATTCTCCATAGCCTCAACCGGATTGTAGCCAAGGTTCTGCAGGATCTGTTTGAATACCGTCACGGACTGTCCGCTTGCAAGCTGCACGCCTTTACGGTTGTGATCTGCATGGAATACATCGTGTCTGCTATTCACATTCCAGAAGATAATGTTCGGGATTACATAACCGGCCTTGCGGAACTTATTTGCCATCTTGTCATAGAAAGACCACTCACGGTTTCCGCAATAGTCAATTTCCATATCAGAGATAACAACGATTGCTTTCGGCATTTCTTCCTGTGGAGTATTGTGTTTTTCCGCAATTTCAAGGACTCTCTCAAAAGCAGCTTTAAGGTCTGTATTCATATCCCAATTTGCTTTACTTACGTTGCGTATCTTCTGTTCAAGGGTTTCTCCCCTCAGAATAACCGTCTCCGGTCTGCCAGAGAACGTCATAAACAGATTGTGGTATGCGCCAACATTTCTCTCTGCAAAATAGATTGCAAGACCGATTGATGTTGCCATAGGTCTGCCTCTCATGGAACCGGACACATCCGCCATAACTAAAGCGTTTGTTCCTTTCTCCACATAATCCGGCAATGCTTTCCACTGTGCTTCGAGTACCTTACTGCTCTCTCTGCCATAAAGGATCTTCTCAACAATATCGTAAGGGAACAGTGTTGAAGCATTGATTTTTACCTCTCCCTTTTCTGCCTTGTTGATAAACTCTCCAAACCTCTCAGCATCATGTTTCATAAATGCCTTGTGATAAATCATCATCGCACGGCTCGGAACTTCCGGGTATTTGATTTCATCCCATCTTCCGGCTGACATAAGACTTTCAACGACACCGATCTGTTTTCTCATGCTACGGACGATTCTCTTGAAATTGTAGACCGGATAGCCTAATTTCTGTGCCGTAAGGATTCCGAGTTTTCTTGTGGCAGAGCTACTTGCATCTGCGGTCTTAATCCATTTTGCAAGTAAAGAAATTGCATTTCCGGCATTGAGGTTCTGTAAATCTTCCTCAAACTGTTTCTTCATTGCCGCCCACATATCGTCCTCCAATGGAGTTCCGATAAGCTCATACAGATCATCATATCTTCCGAATACACCAACCAGATCAAGGTTTGGTCTGAGTGCTTCTGGGTGTTTCTCTGCCATATAACGAATAATGATTCTAAAAGTCTTTCTCTCCCCAAGACCGCCACGAATGTCTCTTGCATAGAACGCAATCTTTGTAGCAAAGAGTTTGTCCTGTGCGTATGCCTCAGCAAACAGAGTGGTAATTCTGTTCTCATCAGCCTCTCTCAGCGATCCGATTGTACCAAACAGATCCAGTCGGGCATCGCCAGAGGTATTCAGTGCCACTGCACCGTTTTCAGTCCGGGTAAACCTACCCTCTTCTCTCATTGCATCTGCAAAACTCATGTTTTCCTACCTTTCCAGGACTCTCATTTACGGAATTGAACCGTTTCACATTGTTTTTTAGACATTTGCTTTAACCATTGTGATTGCTGTAGGAGTCCCTATAAAATTGTTTACTGTTTCATTGTCAGGACACTATTGGGGTTTATGATTAACAGTCATATCCAAAGGGTTGCTGTAAGTGTCCCATGTAAAGTTTTATGCCTATCTGGCTAACTTTTTAAGTTCATATCGCCTGTTATGTATCGCTCCGACAGAACGACCAATTTTCTCAGACAATTCAGAATCGGTAATCTCATGCTTAATTACCAGTGCATCTTCCTCCGCAGTCCACGGATGAGACGGATATAGAAATGACGTTTTGCTGTAATATCGCCTATGCTGTCTCTGACACGCCTTATGATACTTTTCCATATCCCTATAATCTTCTTTTCGGTTCATAGGCAACCTCTTCCTTTTTGCATGACGCTGTTTCAAACGGGAAAATATTGTCAATGGAATTTTCTGTTTTGAAAGATTGCTGTAAGCGTCACTTAATTGCCCCGACAGGACTTGAACCCGTATGCTCGATTGCTGTAAGGAACACTCCTGTCAACCATGTTCCATCCGGTTTACCATAACCGGCAATCGGGGCAGAGACGATGAGAGGAATCGAACCTCTATCCGCAGCTTGGGATTGTTATTGAAAGGAGTTTGCTGATTATGCCACTAACATGACATTCTTCTTAACAGAGCTGCTGTGCTCCCTTTGCACCACATCGCCATATAGAGTGAGGGACGGACTTGAACCGCCGACAACGTCCTTAGCATGGAATGAAAGATTGCTGTTCGGATCACGAACATGATCCGTTTTTCTTTCGTGCTCTACCAACTGAGCTACCTCACTCATGTAATTGGCGCATCTTCTTGATTTGTAAGGACATTTGCACCATCGCCTTGAATGGAGAGGGATGGATTTGAACCATCAATGAAGCAGGCCCCAAGCTGTAATATATTGCCGTCAACGCCACGAACATGACGTATTGTACATAACTGCCGCGTCTACCGTTCCGCCACCTCTCCATATT